TGACTTGTAAAACTTCCCCTCTGTCCCCTCTGTGATATATATTAATAGAGAGGTGCAAAGTTTTATGGAGTACAAATACGAAGGTAACTCGCTCAAATCTGGGATTTACAAAATCACAAACTATACCGGTTAAAGCTCCTCTGATATCACCAGATGGAAAAGTTTACTCAGATATTCGCAGTTTGAATGCGTTTGCCAAAGAGCATGGTTTAGATTCAAGTAGTCTTTATAAACTTTACTCTGGTAAGTTAAATCAAATAAATGGTTGGAGGCTATTTATCGGTAATACCCATGACAAGAATAGCAACAGAATTGGCTCAGAAAATTGTAGCCGGAACAGCAGAAGGAATTGATACTGCAAACCTTTATATTGCTGTTCAAAAAATTGATAATGATACTATCACAGTTGAATACGGCTATAAGAATGAACAAAAAATTCCTGTTAGTCTTTTTGGTGTGATGTATGGAATTGATAAAAAACCCGTAGCGGGCGGTCAAACAAAACTATCAGGCGAAGTTATTGGGCGACTTGCAACATCTAAACCAGAAACAGCAAAAGGTGAATGTAGAAGTTCTTATATTGTTGAATATTCTGTTGTAAATTCTCCCGGTGGTTGGGGCAGATTGCTTTATTATGTTCTAATGCATTATGCAGGAAACCATGGCATAACAGCAGACAGAGTAAAAAGCTCTGGTGCAGCCGTGTCTGCATGGAATAGATTGTGGGAAGATTCAGAAGTCAATAAACTATCTCTTGATGATTTTTATGATCCATTTACACCAGAAAAATCTGATGATTGCAATTTAGCTTCTTCTGGAGCATACGGAGAAAAAGAATTAGAAAAGAATGCAGAAGCTGCAAGAAAAGAAAGAGCACTTCATTCAACAGAAGCTCATAAATGGAACCGTTTTCTTAGAGGATATGAAAAAGCTCAAGAACACGAAGAAGATCCAGACGCTCCAGAACAAACACCGGAACAAAAGGCTGAGCGAGCTGAAAAATATAAAAAAGAAAAGGCTTCAAAGTTGAATTATGTTTATGTGGCTGACTCAAGAGATGCGGTAAGTATTTTAAGCGATGCAGGCAAACTATCTTTTAATGGTAAATTTGCACCTAAACAAAAAACAGTTGCACCAACCGCAACAAGGACTAACGTGCCACAACCAATATCTTTAAGAGAAGAATATTCTTTGTTTGCCATGTTATACGGTGACTGATCATGGCAAGATTATTTGTTGGACAACGTGAAGTTCAGTTTATCAATGACATTGGAAAAGAACTTATAAAAGATGTTGTAGGACAGTTCATAAACTACTTTCCTGTTTCTACCATTAAAAGTGATGTTCATGCCATTTACAACGAAGCAATTCAAAAGATTTTTGAGAATCCAATTCGAATTTTAGCTCTTGTTGGTATGCCTGAGTATGCCAGCAAAACAACAAACTTTGGTCCTGATTTAGAAGTAAAGCTTGAAGTTTTAATTCAATATCGTGATCTTCAAGATAAAAATGTTATCTTAACAGAAGGTGATTTTTTCACATATGACGATGTGTTGTATGAGATTATCACAGTGACAAACGCAGGAAAGTATATCTTTGGGTTAGCTGAGTATAACACAGCATGGAAAATAACAGCACGCAATGCACGTTTGAGTCAATTTGATATACCAAACTATCCACCACCTCGTCTAATTTCTCCAGATGCTGTGCAAACTGTGTTTGAACAACAACGTGGTTTGAAAGTCACAAGCGATGGACAAGCCACAGGCGATGTACGTGAAATGCGTGATCGTCTTAAAGAACAAATGGCACCAATCGCTCTTGGAACTGGTGCAAGAAAAGTGGAACAGAACACTGGGGATGATGGAGACTTCATTCAAGGGAACGATGCAATTTCATTCAACAATGATCCTTTGCCTCCAAAAAAGGGTATCTACGACGAAGATTAATGCTCTACTTATAAGGTATGACCACAAGACAAAACGTACCTTACATTGAAGGCAAAGAACAGCTACCAACAGGGTATGATACACAAAACAATGACCCTTCCACCTTTTCTATTCCTCCTTGCGGAATAGAAGATGTAGACATGGCTGTTCATGCTTTGTTTGATACGGATATAAAGTTTCAACCATATCAAGCAATGGTCGGTTCACAAAAAGAAATCAATGTTAAGAAACCATTCGTGATCTTTGCAACAGGCGAAAGATTTGCAATGGCTAAAAGATTAAAACCATTCCGTGATAGAAATGGGTTTTTATTGCTTCCAGCTATCTCTATTCGCCGCACATGCATTGAACAACAACATAACGATGTCTTTCAGGGCGAGTTAACAATTAAACGTAGGCTTGATGAATCAGATGTTGATTATCAACAACTAATCAATCGCTTTGCCTTTAAAAACATTCCTAATCCACCTGGAAGTTTAAGAGAAACAAAAGATATAAACTTTAAAGCTCCATCAATTCGTGAAGGAATGCTGTTGGATGATAGAGATCCTAGTCTCAATGGTAATCACGTATATGAAGTTATAGCGATTCCCTTTCCTCAATTTTATACAGCAACCTATGAAGTTGTGTTTTGGACAACATATACACAGCACATGAACTATATGATTGAAACCTTGTTTGCAAGCCAGATTGTTCCCGGTAAAGGTTTTTATCTAAAGACAGAAAAAGGATATTGGTTTTCTGCGCTTGTTGATCCATCAATGAAAGCTCAGGATAACTTTGAGGATATTACTGAAGGCGAGAGAATAGTCAAATACAGTTTTGAATTAACAGTCCGTGGATTTTTGCTTGCTCCTCAAGGATTAGGACAACGTGTGCCATTTAAACGTTACCTCTCTGCTGTAAACATTTCTTTTGAGACTATAGAAACACCCGGTACACCACTTAGTCAACCAGCAATAGATCGTTATAACGAAACAAAAAAAGAACCTACTAACACAAATCCATTCGTTCTTACAGATATAGAACAAGATCCTATAACACAAGAAAAACCAATCACGGATCAAAAAATCGTGTTTAGCAGAGAATACAGAGATCTAACAGGTCAGAAACGTACCAAGTACGTAACTCAGACTTCTAACAATCAAAAACGAGGAGAAACAGTTTACACGGCATCGGATCAACAAGTTCTCCAACAGTTTTTTGCCGACAAAACAAAAGGCTATTAAGTAGCAGATATTCAGATTTCCTATGCCTTTAAAGTAAACCGGTTTTTAATCTCTATTTATGCCGTAGACCTATAGCCCATAAAAGCGAGGATAAACTATGCCAGAAACAGTATTAAAAGCCCCGAATTATTTTGATCGTGAAATTGATCTAACAGAGAGAACAACGCCAGTAGGAGGCGTTCCAGCAACCGTCATTGGTGCGGCTGATAGAGGCCCAGCCTTCACTCCAGTAAGTGTTGGTAGTTTCACCGATTTTGAAAACAAGTTTGGTACACTTGATCCAAAACTTGTTGGTCCATATGCAGTTCAAAAATACTTTGAAGCAAAAGGATCAGAGCTTGCTTCCGTAAACTACATTCGTCTTCTTGGATGTGGCGCAAATGCTACAGATGCAGATATTTCTGCAACACAAACATTTGGAACCGTAAAAAATGCAGGTATGAAAATCAGCGGCAGCGGACTACCAATTTCTGCTAATGCCTCTGGTTCTCTTTCTGGAAGAGTACAGTTTCTTGTAGCCAAGCACTCGCTACGTGTAAATGAATCGTTTGGCTTCCCAGTTTTCTCGGAAAACAACAGCTACACAACCACAAACGATCATACTCCAAGCGCAGTTGATAACGATACAGTTAAACTTGTTCGTGCTGTGCTCTTTACTACACCAGATGCACGCTTCATGGTTGGTAGCGGCTCAACAAGTGAAGCAGCTTATGATGTAAATCAAATTCTTGCAGGAACAAACAACTTCGAAGCAGCATTCGTTGGAACAGAAGGAGCATTGCAAGGTAAGTTTAAACTTATTCTTTCTTCTTCTGATGGTGCAAGCTTTGCAAGCGACGACAGCGTTGCAGGCATCAAGGTTCTTACAGCATCTTTGAACCCAACAAGTGATCAATATGTTGGTAAGATTCTAAACACAAACCCAGAAAACTTTGCAGAAAAGAAACATCTTCTTTATCTTGATTATGCAGTTGACGATGAAGTAGCTACCCTTTCTTCAAGCTTGGCCGCAACTCATGAACCAACAGTTGCCATCCTTTCTGGTTCAAGCAATGTTGCAACTACAGGCGTTACATTTGGTGAAGCATTTGGTTACTTCAACACACGTTACACAACTCCAAAAACACCATACTTCATATCCCAACCTTTCGGTGGATTTGAATATGATTTGTTCTACGTTGAAGCTCTAGATGATGGTGATTATGCAAACAACAAAATCAAAGTAAGCGTTGCAAACCTTCAAGCTTCTACAAATCCAAGTACAGTCATTGGAACCTTCTCAATCCAAGTTCGTGCTTTTGGTGATTCGGATGCAGAACCACAATTGCTAGAAGTATTCAACAATTTGTCTCTTGACCCAAACAGCGACAACTATGTTATCAAAGTTATTGGTGATAAAAAGACACGTTTTGACTTCGATCAACTAAATCCAACAGATCGCAATTTGGTAGTCACAGGCAAATACGGAAATCGCAGCAAGTATATTCGTGTAATTCCAAGCACACAACTTGAATCCGGCGAAGTGCCAGAAAAAGCTCTTCCATTTGGTTTCCGTGGTCACCAAATGCTTTTGACCAACGTAAATCTTGCCGATACCGGAGTTGCACCAGCCCTTGCACATATTGCAGGTGTTTCTGCCAGCGCAGCAACAAACGGTGCGCTTCTCTCAGGTTCAATCGTTCCACCTGTTCCATTCCGTTTTACTGTAACACGTAACCCACTTGCCACAGATAGCTCGGCTTCAGGGGCACCAGGAACACAAACCCTTACAGATGCTCGTCTATATTGGGGTGTCAAATTTGAACGTAACAACAATGACGTTCTTAACGTCAACGTCAACGTTGAACCAAACTTGCTTGTTGAAAGCTTCACCAAGTTCTCTGGCATTGAGAAACTAAACGTCCTCACGGTTGGATCGGACTCTGACGTTCTCAACGACAACAAGTTTACTCTTGCAAAGGTAGCTTTGGGTACAACTACAGCCGTATATGATCTAACCAATTCGGTTGGAACATACATGAGAGAAGCAGCATATTTGCGTGACGCCACTCTTAATCCTTCAACCTATGTTGCATCAAACTATGGTGACCGTGTAACATTTGCTTCGCTTCTAAACAGCGGCTCGGCAATCTTGTTCAACAACTTCTCGCCATACGCTAAGTTCACAACCTTTTTGCAAGGCGGCTGGAATGGCGTAAACATATTCGACAAGGAAGCTGCACGCTTTACAGATCGTTCAACTTCTGTACGTCAAGGTGGAACAAAATACGGTCTTGCTCATCCAAACTATGTTTCCCCAGGCGCTAACGGTGTGAACTACACTGGTGCAGGTTCACTTGGAGCAGAAAACAGCAACGTTATTGCATATCGTACAGCAGTACAAATTGCTACAAACCCAAGCATTGCCAACAACAACATCTTGCTTATCCCCGGTCAACGTGATCCACTGGTAACAGATTATGTTTTGGAAAAGAACTTGGAATACGCTCTTTCGTTCTACCCAATGGATATTGAATCGTTTGACAAGAACGGTATCACAAATGGTCGTATCTTTGATGGCGATACCGGCAGATTTGTTTCGATTCCACAAACAACAAACATCTTTGTTGCCCGTGCAGTAGACAACAACGCAGCCGCAGCTTACTTCCCAAACATTGTAATCGACGATAGCGTGAACACTCGCCGTGTGACACTTCCAGCATCGGTTGCTGCACTATCTGCTCTTGCTTATAACGACCGTGTGAAGTTCCCATGGTTTGCACCAGCAGGATTTGATCGTGGTTCGCTCTCCTTTGTTCAACTTACCTCGGTAAGAGTAAACCAAGCAGATCGTAATGCTCTTTACGATGCAAACATTAACCCAATCGTTAAATTCCCTGGAGAGAACTACGTGTTCTTCTCACAAAACACCTTGCAACAAGCAACCAGTGCTCTAGAGTCTATCAACGTTAAACGCATGTTACTTGAAGTGAAACGTCAAATTGTTGCTATTGGCAACCGTATTCTCTTCGAACAAAACACACCAGATCTACGTGCTCGCTTTGTCAATGAAGCAGCTATCGTTCTTGCCGGTGTTCAACTCCGTCAAGGTATCGAGAAGTTCCTCGTTATCTGCGATCAACGTAACAACACATCGGAAGATGTTAATGGAAACCGCATGAATGCACAAATTCGCATTCTTCCAACTAGAGCAATTGAATACATTGTAATGGACTTCATTGTTCTCCCATCAGGGGTTAGTATCTGAACAAAACAGTACATCTATATCATACTTATTCCATAGAGGTAACGCTATGGAATTCAAATACGAAGGTAAATCTGCGTTAGCAGGTATATACAAAATCACAAACAATATAAATGGCAGAATATATGTTGGCTCTGCTAAGACGTTTAGAACACGCTGGGGCCAACATGCCTACTCTCTTCGCAATCAAAAACATCAAAACAAGTTTCTTCAAGCAGATTTCAATAAATCTGGTGAGGACGCTTTTGTTTTCGAAATATTGGAAGCCATCGAAGGCTCCAAAGAAGTAAGGTTGCAACGAGAGCAATATTACATTGACGAAGCTTTGAAAACACCAGAAAAATGTTATAACGTTAACAAAAAGGCAGTTTCAAGTGAAGGTTGGAAGCCAAAAAATCCAGAAGAATATGCAAATTTATGCAGACAACGCAGCTTGGAAATGTGGCAACGACCAGAGCACATAGAGAAGATGAAGGCTATAGCCTCTTCTCCAGAAATGCTAGATAAATTTCATCGAACTTGTCATACAAAGGAATCTAAACGTAAGGTTGGAGAGCAGTTGGCAAAATACTGGGGTAAGATTATATCACCTACAGGTGAGGTATACGACGTTATGAATCTTAATTGTTTTTGCGAGGAACATGGGTTGATAAAACAATCGATGATACCTGTATTCAAAGGTGAAGTTTATCAAGCTCTTGGTTGGAGATTGTATGACGAGACACTTGTTGGGGTGCCTTATTCGGCGGTTGAGCATCAAAAAGGCAAGGAGTTTGAGATAGTTTCACCGAATGGAACAGTATATCGTAGTCGTAATGTTTGGGAGTTTTGTCGAGTTCATGATCTGCAACAGGGCAACTTAAACAAGGTTTTATTAGGTAAACGCAAGAGTCATAAAGGCTGGCATTTGCCAGATAATAGTTTATAAAACGTTACCTCTTTACAGTTAATCAACTGAAATAAAAACTGCTGCCTTTCAGCAGCAGTTTTTTTTTATTCCGCTATTTATGGATAACGTTTAGGAGATTAACAAAATGGCAAACGTATTCAGAAGTGCTGGCGTTATAGCAAACGAAATCGACATCAGCGGTCAAACAATCAACCTCACACCAACAGGCATTCCTGCTTGTGTGATTTCACCAACAGTTCAAGGCCCTGCCTTTGTTCCAGTTTTCACAACAACATTGTCGCAATGGGCAAATATTTTTGGTGGAATAAATGCAAACACTCCACTAGGCTTTTTATCAGCCCGTGAATGGTTTGGTAACACATCAACACCACTTGTTCAAGTACGTGTTCTTGGAGCTGGTGATGGCTCTGCTAAGCAATCAAATGGAACTGTTACATCTGCTGGTTTCGTTGTGGGTGCCAAGCAACCACAAGGCGAAGGCAACCTCGGAAACAACTCATATGCAACGGTAGGTTCCGTCACAGGTTCGGCGTATGTTCTTGGTTGTTTCATGAGTCAGTCAGTTGGTTCAACTGTTTTCTCTGATGCTGGACTCCAAAGCTCAACTGCTGCTACTCCAATTGTTCGTGGTGTTTTGTTTGCTCCTTCTGGTGTTGTGCTCCGTCTCTCCTCGGCAGCAGCGCCTTCAGCAGCACCAGCATCTTCGTTTATCGCATCCGAATCAAGTTTCAGTGGTGCATTCACAGGCTCTGTAGAACTTGCAGGTGGTCAGCAAAACTTTGTTATGATTCTTAACGGCCACAAAGGTCTAGATCTCAAATATCCAAACGTTTTGACCGCAAGCTTTGACCCACAAGCAATCAACTACTTTGCTTCTGTACTCAACACAGATCCACTAAAAACAGAACAAGCTGGCCACTTGCTTTATAGCAACTTTGATCTCTTCTCAGCCATGGCTGTTCCAACCGGTTCCGGTATCGTTGTTGCAGAAAGCGGCTCTGCATTTGGAACCGCTCAAAACATCGCATTCTTGGTTCCAAGCTCCGGTTCTGCTGCAACCCATACTTCCAACAAGTTCTCAACAACAACTCCAAACATGGAAAACTTTGGAACACGTTACGAACATGCATTCTCTTCATGGGTTATCTCGCAAAACTTCGGTGGAACTTACTACAACCTTTTCCGTTTCCATCACCTTTCAGATGGTGAAAGCAGCAACGGAAGTGTCAAACTCTCTGTTTTAAACATTCGCCCAGGAATTCCAACACAACCATACGGAACATTTGATGTTCTTGTTCGTCGTTTTGATGACCGTGATGAAGTTGGTGCTCTTGTAATTCTGGAATCGTTTACAAACTTGACACTTGATCCATCCAGCCCAAATTACATTGCAAAACGTATCGGTACACAAACCACATTCTTTAACTTTGATACCGATTCACAGTCACAAAAAGTTACAACAGTTGGTGATTATCCAAACCAATCACGTTATGTACGTGTGGAAGTAATACCAGAAGTTGATTCGGGTGAACTTGATGCTTCAATCGTACCATTCGGTTTCCGTGGTCCACAACACCTTGTAACAGGTGGTTCAAGCTCACTTTACAACATCAAACAAGGTGACTTGCTTAATCCTGCCTTCCCATACTTCGCAGCAGCCGCTGGAGGCGTTCCTCTATATAATGCTGCACAACCACCTGTTCCAATGCGCCTAAGTCTTAAAAAAGCAGCAGCAAGCTCTGGTGTGGATACAAACTTCTACTGGGGTGTTCACTTCCAAAACGAAACAAGTGTAGCAGATCCAAATGGTAGCACAATTTATAACCCAAGCTTTGATGGTTTTGCCAAATATTATCCAGACCTTGGTGCAGCGGGTGAAGTGAAATTTGCTGTATACGATAATCATGGTATAGCAGCTACAGCAGATAGCGGCATTCTTGATAGCGACAAGTTCAACAACAACCTCTTCTGTCTTGACAAAGTTCGAATTGTAACAGGAAGCACAGGACTTCCAGATACCTCGGTAACTGGTCTTCTTAACTGGTCTTATGTTCGTGCCGGTGGAATTACACCAAGTTCAGCAGGTAGAGCACTACAACCAAGCGACCTAACAGGAAACGCTTCCGTACAAGCTCTTGCTAAATTCTCGTTCTACCTTGAACGTGGATTTGATGGTGTGCGTGTGTTTGATACCAACACTCGTTACCTAACAAACACTGCCGTTGCTCAAGAACTTTTGTTCACAAGCCGTGGTCTTACCGCTGGTCCAACCGTAGCAAGCTACATGACTTCACTTGGAATAATTTCGGATGTGAACGATGTAAGCATCCAACTTCTAACTGTTCCAGGTATCCGTGATCGTTATATAACAGATGCTGCAATCACTGCCGTTGAACAAGATCGTTTTGATTGCTTCTACATCATGGACCCAGAACAATGCGACACAGGTGGTTTGATCCTCACAGGTTCAGCAGTTGACGGCATCAGCGTAACACAAACCTCGCAAAACTTTGTGAACCGTGCTGTTAACAGTTCGTTTGCTGCGACCTACTTCCCAGACGTAAACATTCGTCTAGACAACGGTGTAACTTACCGTGTTCCACCATCTGTTGCAGTTCTTGGTGCATATGCTAAGAATGATACAGTTGGCCAACCATTCAACGCACCAGCAGGCTACAACCGTGGTACATTAGGCAACGTAACTGATTTCGGTATTCGTCTTAACAAAGAACAAACCGATTCACTTTACGTCGCACGTATCAACCCACTTCTTTCGAAGCAAGGAGTTGGCCCAGTTGTTTGGGGTCAAAAGACTCTTCTCAACAAAGATAGCTTGCTCAACCGTGTCAACGTAAGAAGACTCTTGATTGCAATTCGTCGTGAAGTTCGTCAAGTCGCAAACCAATTCCTCTTCGAACCAGCACAAGCTTCAACACTTGCTTCGTTTAACGCAGCAGTTCAACCAATCATGGCACGTTATCAAGCCCGTGGTGGTGTAGAGAAATACAAGGTTATAATTGACTCAACAACCACAACACAAGCAGATCTTGATAACAAAACAATTCGTGGCAAGATCTTCCTTATCCCAACAACCTCGTTGGAATTCTTGTCCATCGACTTCGTGGTAACAAACCGCAATAACTTTGTGGGTGGATAGTTCATAAAACGTTACCTCTAAACTGGTTGGTGTTCCATATGTATATGAAGGTAAAGGGAAAACATATGCTTTACTTTCTCCAACTGGAGAGTTGTATACCGGCGCTAATATCGCTGCTTTTTGTCTTCTTCACGATTTGCAGCAACAGAATATAGTCAAGGTATTGTTACGAAAAAGAAAATCACATAAAGGTTGGAAAAGAGCGGCATAGAAATATAAACAAGTTAATATTTACAAATAGAGTTTACAGGAGAATTCAAAATGGCCCAGACACTATCAGTACCTGAAATGCTTCCGGCGAAGTTTACGCCCACAATGAAGCGTCACTTTATCTTCGCTATTGAAGGTATTGACGCATTCCTAATCAAGACAGCAGCCCGTCCAGAAATTTCAACAGAAGAAGTTACGATCAACTGGATGAACGCAACACGTTATGTCGCAGGTAAAACAACCTTCGGCACACTTGCTTGCACCCTCCACGATCCAATTGCTCCTTCGGGCGCACAACAAGTAATGGAATGGATTCGTCTTTGCTACGAATCTGTGTCAGGTCGTGCCGGTTACCCAGACTTTTACAAGCGTGACATTCAACTCAAGCTTGTAGATCCAGTTGGTACAGTAATCCAACTTTGGGATATCAAGGGTGCATTCTGCACAACCGCTGGCTTCGGTGATCTTTCATATGAAGACGGTTCGGCAATGAACGAAATTTCTCTTACAATCCGTTTTGATAACTGCGTCATGCAATATTAGTACGCATTTATCGAATCATGTGGTATACTTATTAAAGAGGTATACCACATGTTTTCTTGCCCAATTTGCCCGCAACATTACTCTGAACTAATCTCTCTTTCGGTACACTACCGAAAACAACACAAAAAAACTTCTCAAGATTTATACGTTTCTTTATTCTGCAATAACGTCATTCCACTTTGTAAATGTGGATGTGGAACGCAGGTAAAATTTCTGGATATTACGCAGGGTTTTCGTGAATATAAACTCGGACATGCTTCTCGTGTAGCGAATAATTTTCAAACCGAA